GCTACAACTAGATGCGAATTGGGCTATTATGACCTATCATGCTGTACCGGAAGAAGAGAGTACGATGACTCTTCTTCGTATTGACAAGGAAGGAAAACCTTTCTCCTCGGAAGTGGTTATATCCAAGAGTAGAGTCGTGCGAATTGGAGGTGACACTGCACTGTTCGTTTGCTCTCATGGCGGATCCAAATCCTGTATTGTGGATTACTTTCCACAGTCCAAACCGAAAGGATCCACTTGCGTTACTCTTGCTACGCGACGAGATGGTTTCCTTAACTCTAAGAAAAGAACATGTAATGGATTGTTCTATGATTATCATGATAAAGATGATGATGAAAGAGAGTTTTACGGTTTGCAGGTTCAACCCCCGACTCTTAGGAACTATCTTCCTGATCTCGGGTACAGTATTGATGGAGATTGTGGCTCTGTCTGGACAGCACAATTAGGACAGAGTCCATATATCGCTGCCTTGCATCGCGGGAGCTTCTCAGAAGGCGTTATGGTTGGTGAAGTCCTGACCCAGAACCAGTTGGAAGAGGGTCGGAAGAAATTTGCAGCAACGATCTGGAGGGCAGCACCACCCTTTTATGACAAGGCTCGGAAAAACGCAGAGAAAGCGGGTATCATTCCTATAGGACCTGTGTCAGACATACACCCTAAGAGTGTTGCAAACTTCCTGAATCTTGAGGGACCAACACAAGTTTTGGGTTCAGTACCCAACTCCGGCCATTTGGACAGATCAAGGATTAAAGATAGTCCTCTTAAACCCGTAGCAGAAGAGCTGTTCGGCGATGAGGTTGACAAGAATGAGGTTCCCGATATGGCCAAGAAAAGCTACAACAATGTTCTTAATGTTGGCGATCAACCAATACGAGACATCAACTTGCGTACTTTAGATATCGTAACCCAAGCGTATCTGGATCACGTATTGTCCTGTATCCCAGCTGGAACCGGAGACTACATGCTAAGCAAGAAAGAAGTAGAAGAGCTTCTCGACTGGTCTACCGGTGCTGGACTCGGGTATGGTACTACCAAACGCAAGTACGCCGAGAAATACGACTACCATGGTGAGATACCACCACATGTTTGGGCTGAATCAGATCGTGAACTTCAAGATCTTGCCGAAGGGCGATCTTGTGAAGCCATTTACACCACTTGCCTTAAAGATGAATTAAGGAAAAAGGGTAAACAAGCGAGAGTTTTTATGCCTGGACAGTTCCACCATTTGGTAACCCAATACAGGTTGTATGGTCGACTCCTCCAGGTAATGGCGCAACATCCTTTCACTTTCAGGTTGGGATTGGGATTGGATCTGCAGGGTCTCGATGGTGATGATCTTTTTGAACATCTCAATATCGATGGCGCTGCAGAGAGACCGGGTACTGGCATAGGAACTGATTATAAAGACTGGGATCTGAGGTTACATTACCATATTCGCTTGGCATCAATGTGGGTTTTCAACAAGTGCAATGAGCATCTCTTCTCAATGTCCGAAAAAGAGAAGAAGATCAGTGATACTTTCTCACCTGACAACTGCACGAACTTTCTGGTGATAAGAGAGGTTTTGTACTGTGTCATGACAGTCCTGACATCGGGCACTTTATTAACTGGTGCCATAGGAGGAACAGGGAACGAGATAACAGCCATGTACGCGTACTATGAAAAGAATCAAGAAATAGAGAGCTACTTTCATAAGACCGCATCAGCAAACATGGGTGACGACAAACACATGGTTGTTTCTGAACCTTCAAAGTTTGATGCTTTTGATTTGAAAGAAACGGCAGACAAGCTTGGAATGGTGGTCACAAGTTACGATAAAGGAGAACTAAAGAGATTCTGCAACTTTTGGGATATGGATTGGTTATCGAGGAAACCGGTCTATTTTTCTGAATTACAACGTGTGGTTTGGTGTATTTCACCTACCAGCTTGTGCAAGGCTATGCAGGCCTATAGCCCTTCAACGACTGCATCCCTCGAAGACCAACTTTACTCCACGATCGAGTCAGTATTGTATTTGGCCTGGCCTTACGGAAGGAAGACTTTTATTACAATACAAGATAAGTTGCGTGCCATCGTAGAAGAGAAAAATCTTCCATTGTCACGGATGGTACAAATTAAATGGGAAACCCTTATTGAAGAACTTCCCAAGGGCAATAGGAAAACTTGCCCAAAACACATGCCTATTGAAAATCCCTGGAATTTCTCTGTGAGTAGGAGCGTGGATTTTTTCCGTTTTCTGAGGCGTACTTTCTTCCCTCAAACAGATCTATTAGAAAGTATAGAAAACGAAGTCACTGCGCCCACAGACGCGGCGATACCGGGGCAAGACAATTTTGCCCCGGACCCCTCACTGGATTTAGGGAACTTTAATGAAAGATGGGTGATCACCCATTCTGTCGAGTTGCAACCTCTGGTGACAGTGGATCTAACTGTATCACCTCTGGAATCGTATCTCCTCAATCCTTCTATCAAAGAAAAGATTGCATCATGGAATGCTATAACTGGCACAGTGGAGATACGTTTGAGTTGTACTGCGCCTACTACTACTTATGGCACATTGATGGTTTCCTTCACTCCTGCCGGTCAAAAAGAAGTAAGACCGTATTGGCTCTACAACGCTCACACGGAGTCAACCAAGCCCGGTT